TTATATGGGTTATATTATTAAATATAGATTTTATATTATTATGAAATCGAGTAATTAATATGTTATAATATGATTGTAATTCTGGAGTCAAAATAGATATATATACCTGTACAATTATTTTGAGTGATAAAGGTGTGTTATTTTTAATGATTTTTTGTCTTATTAAATATTTTTTAATAATATATACCATTAAATCATCCAAATCGTATTTATTTTGTGCAGAATCTATTTTGAATATATTATTTTTTATTATTATATTTACCAATTCATTAAAATTCGATGTTATTATTAACGATAGACCAATAATAATAAAAATATTAAGTAACCGTTCAAAACTATACTTTTCTTTATCATTAAAATTTAAAGAAAACGTCGTGTTAGATAATCTTATAAAAAATAATTCAGAAGCATCTATCTCTTTATTATAGATATTTTCGTATTCCAATCTCTTGGTATTAATATCTATAAAGTAATCCAATATGAGACGGCATGTATTATTAAAATCTACATATCTAGAACTATTAAACAGATTATCGTATACTACAAAACAATTGGATAAAAATATTGGTGCATCTATAAATTTGGAATATTTTTCAACTTGAAATATATTTTCCTTTGTTATTGTTATTATTATTTCACCATGTTTTTTTAAATATGATTTTTCTATCATGTTAAAAATTTCTAATTCTTCCCCGCAAATTTTACATATAGACAAATTATCTTTAAAATCTATATAATTATATATAAATTTATTAAACAATTGGAAATAATCCGTTTTATTTTTAATTAATTCCTTATATGCGATCAAATGTTCACATATAATATTATCTACAACGGCCAACTTTAATTCGTTCATACCTATACTGAATTCATTATAGTATAAACTATCTGGTATAGTATATGTTTTATCAAATAGATTTATAAAATAAGGTGCTAATTTACCACTAGAACAAAATGTTCTTTGATATGTGTGTGTCATATTCATCAATTTTAAATAATCACATACCGTTATAATGTAATCATCTATTAATTTTTTATCCGATAATATATTATACATTTTATCGTTTATACGTACCATTTTAGTAGCTACCGAATCCATTATATTATAACTTATATAATTTTTTTTATCTATATAAACTTTTAATAAATAATTAATATTATAATTTATAGTTGATATAGGTACCCCAATTACTCTATTAAAATTGTTGAAATTGATGTATTTTTTTTCATGTATTAATTGTTCTTTATTATTGTCAAAATAACTAAACAATGACTGATATGGTACATATACTATTTTTGTATTTGAATGTTTATCAATATTAGATTTGTACGTATTGGATATTATAAAATTATTTGGATCTATACCAGTATATATAGAACTGTTCCATAATAATATTATAGTTTTTGGGAATGCTTCGAATGTAAATATATCATTCAAAACACGGTAAAAATTATACAAATGAATATTTTTTTCATCAAGAGTATTTTCTATTATGCGTGATAGATAAACTGTTTGATCTACCCGTATATCGTTATATCTATACAAATTATAAATAATTATAGATGCGATATTAAGATTTTGTACTACTATATTATATAGTTGTTTAAATTGTTGGTCCGTCAATACATTCTCAAAATAAACATATCTATCATATTCTTTTTTTTTTTTATTATAAAATCTGCTACAGATTGTATAGTTACGGAATTGAATTCTTTTATACTATCTATTAGTGTAATTACACTATTATTCATATTTAATTATTAATATTTTTGAAAAAATACCCAAATTACTAAATAAATAATTCATGGTAAATGGATCCCGAAAAGCAGGTTATTAGTGGAATAACAAGAGTGACTAAACAACTGGAAGCATTATTTACGTTTATACCAACTACTGACATAAATATGTTTGATGTGATTGCTATAAACAACATGTTGGGCATTATTATTCAACTATTCAAGTATAATGAGTTTATGAACGAAATTACTGGAGTATATAAAAATGATGGCGATGTGCTTAACGAAAATTTTGAGATATTGGAAAAACGTGCTAATATATACATTGTGAGTGACCATACTCTGGAATTATTATATAAAAATCTGGAAATAAATTTAGGGCCATCAATAGCGCAGTCATGTAACAATATAATAATACAATTGCACAAATTGCTAGCAGATATTCATAATTATGAGGAACATCTGAGTAAACCAATAGTGTTTAAAACGCAAACCTTGAATTCTATTATAAATAGTTTGGGAGGAAAATACGGTATAAAATGCATCCCTATAAAGAATAGTAAAAAACGTAAATTGCCACTACTAAACAATTTTGATCAAGATATTCCTTTGACGTTGTTTTCAAAAAACACAGAAATACCCGTTAATGTTGATAATATTAAAAAAAGCACGAAAAAAAGCAATGCAAAAAAGATAAAAGAACATAGTAGGCTAGAATTTCAAGAGCCTGACATTGTATCCAGTGATTCAGATTGATTTAAATTCAAGTGATCCAATTTATTTTACAATTTCTTCGATCTTCCAAGAAATTATTTGCTAAATTAAAACAGTTTGAATTATTAAACGAGTTTACTCCTTTATTACAAGATAGTGGTGATGGATGTGTGGTTTTCAATATCATATGTCCATTATCTTTCCATATTAATTTTTCTTTAGAGTGTGCTACTTTACCCCATAACATAAATACTATATGTGTTTTTTCTTGGGATAATTTGGTAATTATTTTATTTGTAACCGGCACCCATCCTATATATTTGTGGCTGTTAATATTTTCTATTTCGATAGTTAAAATCGAATTTAGTAATAATACCCCTTGGGTAGCCCATGATTCTAAATTATTTGAGATATTTATTGTACTATATGGAAAATTATATTTTAATTCCTTTATAATATTATTTAAAGTTTTGGATGTATTTTTGAAATTCGGGGGGTTAGCAAATGCCAATCCTGTAGCTGCACCTTTAGTGGGATACGGATCTTGACCTAAAATTACTACTTTACAATCGGACGGACCAAAATAATTAAAACATCTAAATATATCATATTTCATCGGTTGATATTCTGTCGTTGAATTATCTAACTTATACATTATGTCACCAATCTCTGTAGGATCGAAATATTCTTGCCATTGAATTGGTATATAATTCATATTGATGATATTTTATTATAAATTTTCATTTATGATTGTAATAATATCATAGGGAGATATTTATTTATATCTTTATCCAAATCGAATGTATATTTATTACCCTTTACGTTGAATGATATACTATTTTTATCAATATCTACTACCATGCTACCGTTTGTTTTAAATATGTTATTTTCTGATAGAAATAAATGTATAACTCTATTAGGATCACTAAATTTTGAATTGACAACTTTAGATGTATCGTATATATAAGAGTATGATAGTAGTTCATATATATTGATAGGATAATATAACAACAATATAACAAACAACATATATATAATAAAAATAGAATATAATATAATATACAACATTTACTATTCAATTATTCTTAATTGTGGAGCCACCATCCCGAATAATATATTATGATCCCTATCATAATCATATAAACCACTTCCTGCACATATCCATGGGTTTATTTCTATCAGTTTTAATTTAATACCATCAAAATAAGTATCTAATACACACATAGACGGTATATCATCTAAAGAATACGAATTTATGGCTTCGATTATATTATTCAAAACAGCTTTATTATAGTTAAATTTTCTATACCATACTTGTTGTGTGGCTGCTGTAATTTTTTTATTACATACAAATAATCTGAATTCATTAGAGGGTTGAATGTTATTATATGGTATAAGTATTATATTTGAGGCTTTATTTACTGTATATTCTTGTAAATAAAACGTCTTACTCTTAGTTAGTAAATCAAGGATGTCCAATGTAGAATCCAACGGTGTGATGGGAACATCTCTTTTTGCAGAATTACTTGATAATCTAACAAACCATTTATTACTATAATCGTGTATGATCTTATCTATTCTATAATATAAATCATTAAAATCTTTATTAGTTATATTAATCTCTCTATATTGTCTTATTTTAAACTTATTAGCAAGAAGCGTTTTATCGGTGTCCGTTAACGGGATAATTATAATGTCATCAATATGTCGGCAGTATATTGAAATAAAATTTTCATAATCAAAAGAATCAATGTATTTTATGTAAAATGAATGAAATACATCATTATTAATTATTTTATTTTTATCAATGTGTAACTTATCAGTAATATGATAATTATTTCGTATAATATACTCTTTCAGATTGAGTTCTAACGATTTATAAAATGTATCCCAAACATAATATTTATTTCCATATTCCCAATACGGATATGTACTAACCACGTTTGCCGTGTTATATTTATATTTGTTTATATTTGACTCTTTTATATATTGTAACTCCATGCCTTATTTTCAATAATAAAATTTCAATTAAATGCGTAATACATTATGTGTTAATTTGACTAAAAATATACATAATATGCTTAAAAAAATATATGGAATAGAATCATTTTATATATACATGTATAACTATGCGAATGGTGACTTGGAAGCTATACAAATATTAAAAAATACAACACATGTTGTATATAATAACCAAAAAGTAGTAATACCTATGGGATTTTATAATAAATTCAACTTTAATAACGTTATAAAATTAACGGATTGTGCTATAGATAAAGATATAACTAAATCATATACACTTTATGCTAACCAAAAGGAAATTTTTAATAAAATTATATCACAATATAACATACCAATATATACTATCGTCAAATGTCCATGTGGATTTGGCAAAACAATATTATCACTGGAATTAATTTGTCATTATAAACAAAAAACATTAATAATCACACCACTTAAAAAATTAGCAGAACAATGGTATGACACAATAAAGAATAATACAAATCTTTCAGGATACTGTAGTATTAATGGGATTGATAAATTTATATGTGATATAATAACAAAAAAATATGATTCAGATGTAATAATATGCCCTGATAAGCATCTTAGAAATAAAGTTGTATTAGATTATATATATAAAAATATAGGTCTAGTATTAATAGATGAAATACATTCATATAATTTTTACAATGATAGTATTTTAAATAAATTTTTACATGGACATTACTTTTCCTATTGTTTTGGATTGTCTGCCACACCTAATAATAACTATAAAATCCATTTCAACAGTATTATAACAAGTACTGAATGTGGTATAATAAAATTGGGATGTATTAATAACATACAAATGTTATATAGTAATCAATGTATTAATAAACCTATATATCGTAACTATAAAGATCGTGTAAGATTACATACAATGTATAAATCATATATATCATCAGATGATAATAGAAATAAAGTTATTATTAGTTTTATAAAATATATCGTTAATAATAATACAAAAGCACTTGTTTTAACAGATTTTAGATTGCATATGAATACTATATATGATCAATTGAAACATATTGATCACGTATATAAATATGATGTAAGAGTCAAAGATTATACGTATAATAATATTAATAATATTAGTAAAAATGATAAATATATAATAATTTCAACAATAAAAGCATTATATCAAGCAATAGATTTGCACATGCTAAATGATATACACATATTGTTACCGATAACATCCCGTAAATATATAATTCAAATAATAGGAAGGATGCAGAGAAATTTAAATAATACAAAAAATATATATTATTATAATTTTGGATTTTTACATAATGATTATAACATATTTATTAAAGATGGACTTACCCTGATAAAAAACACTTTAATAAATTGGACTGTAAATAATATAAATTTAGATATACATGATGTATAAAATAGAAACCAATACCGAATCGAGATCAATATCAATAAAGAGCGGAAAGATATATCGAGATGTTTATAGTACTACTTACAATACTATTATAATTACATCCGATGATAAATGTATTTTGTGTATCCGAAACGGATCTTACTATATCCCAGAGATTATTAATATAGTTAATACGTATATTATAGATGATAGGATAAAAAATATAAAAAAACGATTATTTGTACAGATATTTAATATCTTGTCAGTAACTGAAAAATTTAAATTGATATATAATAATCCTAAAATTAAGAATTATATTGTAAATAATAATTTACTTAAGTCTAAATATAATTATATGTGGAATAATAACAGCAATGTTTATATGTTACCAGGTGGTAAACGGTTAAAAAATGAATCCCCATTTGATACTATAAAACGGGAAGCATCCGAAGAATTGGGAATCGATAACTTAAATTTGTATATCTATGTTAATTATTATGCAGAAATATTAATTTATGATAAAATATTATGTAAATCATTCAAAAATATAACAACCATATCCAGAACACCATTAAATTCCAACGAAATTTATTCTTCGTTTAAACACAATTCAGAAGTAAGCGATATAATATTTGTTGATTTAAAATACATAATATATAATTTC